GACATCGTCGGGTGTTAACTACATAGGAGCGCCTACCAATATTGCGCCGATTACCCAAGGGTTTCAACCGGTAGGAATGCCCTCAAGTTTTGGTGGTTATGGACCGTTTCAACCAATGGGCGGCAAAGGCGGGTTTCAGTTTCAACCGCAAGCAAGAAGTCAACAGATGCCTACACAACAGTTTCAACCAATGGGCGGGAAGGGTGCGCCAAGAGCAATTACTGGAAAGGGCGGCTAATGAAAGCCCCCCAAAAAAGCTTGAAAGATTGGACTCAACAGAAGTGGAGGACAAAAAGTGGGAAGCCATCGACTCAAGGCTCAAAAGCTACTGGAGAGCGGTATCTCCCAGAGGCGGCAATTAAGTCTCTCTCGTCAGCAGAATATGCTGCTACAACAAGAGCTAAAAGAGCTGGAAAGAAATCTGGAAAGCAGTTCGTCCAACAACCTAAGAGCATTGCTCGAAAGACAGCGAGGTTTCGATAATGGCTGGTAAGAAATTTCCCGACTTGACTGGTGACGGCAAAGTAACCCAGGCTGATATTTTAAAGGGCCGTGGCGTGGGCATGAAAGACGGCGGTTCGACCAATTGGATTAAGGAGGCGATCAAAAAACCTGGTTCGCTTCGCAAATCGTTAGGGGTTAAAAAAGGTGAAAAGATCCCCGCCGGTAAGCTCCAGAAAGCCGCCAAGAAGCCCGGAAAGATGGGCCAACGTGCAAGGCTTGCTCAAACCTTGAAAGGACTCAAGAAGTGATTGACTTCATTCAAAAGCAAATCGAAGCGTCCGAGCGGTTGTTTAAGATGATGGCTGAAGATCACAAAGATCGCATGATGGATATTCAGATTTGGGGGCAAATGAACGAAAGCTTCCAGAAAAAATTAGAAGAAAGAGACAAAGAAATTGCGGCGCTTAAAGCCAGAATCTCCGCACTAACTGCGGGGAAAGAAACGTAAATGTGGGTAGCTCAGTTTTTGCTTTGCACCATTATGGATGGTTGTCTTTTTATTGAGTTTGATGACCAAAGGGAGTTTGCAACAAAAACGGAGTGTGAAGCTTATTCCGAGCAAAAAACAGATTTGGTTGTAGAAGTATTACCGCAATACGGTCAAACGGGCGTTATTTATTATGATTGTGAATTCAAAGGCTACGGGTTAAAAGCATGACCACGACAGGAACCACCACCTTTACTCCTGATTTCAATGAGATCATTGAGGAAGCTTTTGAGCGTTGCGGCGTAGAACTTCGCACGGGCTATCACTATCGAACCGCTCGTCGCTCCCTCAATCTGTTAACCATTGAGTGGGCGAATCGTGGGATCAATCTTTGGACGCTGGAGGAGGGGTCCATTCCTTTGGTAACCGGTCAGGCGGAATACGATCTTCCCGTAAATACCATTGATCTTTTAGAACATGTCATCCGAACAGGGACCGGTCAAAACCAACAAGACCTAACAATCACTCGGATTAGTATTTCAACTTACGCCACCATACCTAACAAGACTACAACGGGGCGACCCATTCAGGTCTGGATAGATCGGCAGTCAGGCGCAACCACGCCTACGGGTGTAAACAACCCAAGAATATACGTTTGGCCCACCCCCAATGAGCCGGGCAACCAGTACACCTTTGTCTACTGGCGCTTAAAGCGGATGGACGATGCCGGGACTGGTATTCAAACTCCCGCCATACCTTTTCGGTTTTATAACTGTCTTGTCGCCGGTTTGGCCTACTATCTTTCAGCAAAGATTCCTGGCGCTGAGGGGCGGGTGGCGGCTCTCAAACAAGATTACGAGGAGCAGTGGAAATTTGCCTCTGAAGAAGACCGTGAGAAGGCAGCTATAAGGATCGTCCCGAGACAGCAATACATTGGCTCGTAAACCATGAGCAACCGGTTTTCTTCTGGTAAACACTCGATTGCAATATGTGATCGATGCGGCTTTCAATTTAAGCTTAAACAGCTTAAAGGGCTTGTTATTAAGACCAAAAACGTTAACATTCTGGTATGCCCGGAGTGTTGGGAACCGGATCAACCGCAGTTGCAATTGGGCATGTACCCCATTGATGATCCGCAGGCGGTAAGGAATCCAAGGCCCGATACCTCGTATGTGGTGTCAGGCAACAACAATTTAGGAAGCCGGGACATTCAATGGGGATGGAATCCGGTCGGTATGGGTGATGATGGTGGGCTAACCCCCAACAATCTCAAATCGACAGGTAGCATAGGAACGGTGGAAATATTAATAAGTTAGGAAAATCATGGACACGGACAAATTTAATTTTATGCCAGCGACAACCCCCAACCCGGCGGGAAAGTACGCTCAACCTAAAACATACCCAATTACACCCACAGCGGGGTATCCCAGTGAAGTCCCAAATACGCAAACTCTTAAGACTCGTGGCACGGGCGCAGCGACAAAAGGCACAAAGTCTAGTACAAAGATGGGCTAAATGAACTACGCACAGCTTTTCGAAACGATCAAGGGTTACGTCGAGAACGACTTCCCGTCAACGTCCTTTACGGACAGCACGGGTAGTGGCACGGCAACCCTGACCAGTACCGAGCAGATCAATACCTTCATCCAAGAGGCGGAGCGTAGGATCTATAACTCGGTGCAGATTCTTGCGCTTCGGAAAAATATGGTGGGTAATACCACAGCAAACAACCCGTATCTGACCGTCCCCTCCGATTGGCTGGCAAACTTCTCCTTGGCGGTTATTGAACCAACTAGTGGGGAATACACTTACCTATTGAACAAGGATGTCAACTACATTCGGCAGGCATTCCCAAGCCCAACCGCAACAGGAAAGCCCAGTCACTACGCCATGTTTGATGACGATTCGTATATTCTCGGGCCGACACCGGATCTGGACTATGACGTAGAGCTTCATTATTTTTACTACCCGCCCTCAATTGTCACTGCGGGGACATCGTGGTTAGGCGATAATTTTGATCCGGCGCTCTTGTACGGCTCCCTTTTGGAGGCTTATACCTTTATGAAAGGTGAACCGGATGTTATCGCAGGCTATGAGAAACGTTACAATGAGGCAATGGCAATGCTGAAGACCCTGAGCGAGGGCAAGAATCGCCAGGATATGTATCGAACTGAACAAGTGAGGTATCCAGTCGGATGATAGGCAACGAGGTTTCAGTGTTATTGGGCGGTAATGTGACCGTTTTGACAACCGAGGGGCGAGGGTTTACCCCCGAGGAAATTGCAGAACGAGCGTTGGACAGAATTATTTACGTTGGCAGTCAGACCCATCCGGCAATACGGGATCAGGCTGAAGCGTTTAAGGAGAATATCAGGACTGTTTTGGTTCACTACATGAAAGAGGCGGTACGCTCAAATCATGTAACGCTGGCAAATAAGTTTAAACGGGCCGGACATCCTGAGTTTATAAAACTTTTGGACGAATAGGAGTTAAAAATGGCAATCACACAGGCAATGTGTACATCTTTCAAGGCCGAGCTTATGCTTGGTGTTCACGACTTTCGACCCACCGGCGACACCGGGTCGGACACCTTCAAACTCGCTTTGTATCTCGGTACGGCAGACATTGATGCAAACACCACCGCCTACACGACAACCAACGAATCGTCTGGCACAAACTACAGTGCTGGCGGCTCGTCTTTGAACAATCTGGGTGTGGTGGCTTCCAATACCAACGCCGAGGCGGGAACGGGTTTTGTGGATTTTTCTGACCTCACCTTTTCAAATGTGACGGTCAACGCCGCTGGCGCTTTGATCTACAACTCAACCCCTTCAGCAAACAACAATGCGAATACGGCGCTGACCAATGCGGCAGTCTGTGTCCTGAACTTTGGCGGCACAAAGACTTCGACGGACGGTGATTTTACGATCATCTTCCCAACCGCAAGTAATACGGCGGCGATTATCCGAATTGCGTAATCAATGGCTACCCAATACGGCTGGAGTGAATTCCTCTGGGGTGGCGGCGCTTATGGAGAGGGAGGAACAATCTCCGCTGAGGCGAACGTCACAGGGGTAGAAGCGTCCGGCTTTATTCGAGAAACAGACGAATCAGGAAAGGCCAACGTAAGTCCAACGGGTGTTGAAGCATCTGGGGCAATT